TGGGAAAAGGCTGAGGAAGCAATTCCTCTACCAGGAGATATCGTGTTCTTTGACTTTCCAAACGACGGAGTAGACCGAATCTCTCACGTTGGCATTGTCGTTAAAGATAACGGCGATGGCACAGTCACCTGTATCGAAGGCAATACCGCCCCAGATAAGAAGGGCGACCAGCGTAACGGAGGGCAAGTATGCCTCAAGGTACGCGCCTACAAGAAGAAGAATGGCTCCAAACTCCGCAAGTCACAAGTCGTGTCTGTCGTCGGTTTTGGCAAGCCAGTATTCAAGTCATAAGGAGAAACATGACAACAGATAAACTCATTGCAATCCTAACCACGTACGCACGTGCTGCAGTTCCTGCAGTTACAGCGCTTTACATGGCAGGTGTAACTGACCCAAAGACTTTGGCTTATGCCTTCGTCTCAGCCTTCATCGCACCTGTGTGGAAGGCTCTCGATCCTAAGTCCCCAGAGTTCGGCAAGGGTTCTAAGTAACCTAGCCTGCTCTTAACAATCAGCCCCTCATCAGACTAACCTCTGGTGGGGGGCTTTTTGTCGTCTCTACAATGCCCCAAACAGCCCCGAAAGATGGCGAGTTGCGCCTAGTTTTTAGCGTCCGAGGGTGATTGTATGGGTCGACCCCTCAAATCGCCTCAAGTCCGATCTGATTTACTTTGATTAACTTTTGTTCAACCACCTGTTGAGTAGAATCCTGAGCCGTTAAACTTGACTGGCACAGGGTTGAAAACACGCCTCATAAGGGCGCCACAGGGGCATAGAGGGGCCTCATGGTCGAAGGGTAGGGTGAACTCTATGATCTCCCCATCCCCAGGGCATTCGTAGTCGTATGTGGGCATCAGACATTCCTCCAGCAGTCGTAGCAGTAGTATACTTTGTCGACAATTACAAAGGTGTCATCTTCGGTGTTGATGGTCTTGCGACACTCGTCGCAGATGGTTATCTCTATCATGCGGAAGATCGTATCACATGATATCCTTCGTGGGCGGGTTAAACCGTGGGGCAGAAACTTCAAATGACGGACGACGGCAAAGCCTAGTTCATCGCCTCCCTGAACCACCAAATTTTTTTGGGGGGTAGGGGGGCATTTCTTAAATTCAGGACTCAGGCAGGAGTTAAGATATGCGGAGATGTAGTGTACTTGGGAGTTCGTCAGAACTCTGGATAGACATCGAATCGGATATCGACGACGCGGTTGACTTCGTGGAAGGTTCAATCTTCCTAAAACATAATCGTCTGATATAGTGCTCCCATGAGCGATTTACCAAAGCATATTTCCTATTCATCACTAACCACTTGGCAAGAGTGTGGTTGGAAGTACTACCTCACCAAGGTCGAGGGTGTGCAAGAAGCACACGCCGTCTGGTTCACTGGTGGTACAGCCGTACATAAGGCTACCGAAATTTACGATCTCGAAGGCGGAGATCCCGAAACCATCTGGAACAAGGTCTGGTTTGAACAGGTCAAAGAAGATGAAGAACTCCATGGAGACATGAACACGTGGCAGTATGCCAAACGTGAGGACATGTCGTGGTGGTATGGCGAAGGCATCTGGATGCTTGAGAAGTGGATCAAGTTCCGCAACAATGGCTGGAATGTCTATGAAGATTTCATTGAAAAGCAGTATGAGATTCCTATCGAGGATACCATCGTCAAGATGGCAATTGATAGAGTCATGACCGATTTCGATGGGAATAGGGTACTCATCGACATCAAGACTGGTGCGTCATCCCAAAAGCATCCTTTGCAACTTGCAGTGTATGCATGGGCATTGGGTAAGCATGGGATTACTGTCGATAGGGCAGGTTTCTGGGATGCACGTACTGGTACAGTTTCACAATGGAACCTAGAATTTTTACATGCTGAGCGAGTCGAGGACATCCTTAATATGTTCGACATTGCTCGAAAGAACACGATCTTCCTGCCCAATTTCTCAAACTGTGGCAGATGTGGTGTGATATCCTCATGCAAGTTTCTTCACTCAACAAAAAAAGGAGATAACAAATGACTGGTAACTTCCAAGTCAGCAGTAAACTACCCGATGGACGTATCTTCGTGGTAGCCTCAGAGACCTACGCTGGTTTCTGTGAAGCACTAGAGAGTGCTGTCGGTATCGAAGAGTCACAGGATGTACTCAAGGTAATGGCACAGTCTCTATCAGGAGCACCTAGCAATGGTGTTCAAGCAGTTCAGAACATCGCAGCAGCATTTCCTGGGGCTGAGGCAGTTCATACTGCACACCCAACCAATGCTGGTAATCTTGGACCATCATCTAAGACCTGCTCACATGGTGTAATGACCAAGCGAACAGGTGCAGGTGCAAAGGGTCCATGGAAGGCATACATGTGTCCTTCACCTAAAGGAACACCAGATCAGTGCGAACCAGTATGGGTACGCAGACACGATTCTGAATGGAGTACATTCTAAGTTATGAGAACCCTAGCCCGTGCAGTTGGTGGAAAAGACATCGGTGGAGAACCATTACCATCAGTGTTTCGCACGTTTGATGCCAACAAAGTAGTTATTCGCCGATCCGAAGTTTCGATGATTGCTGGCACTCCTGGTGCTGGTAAGTCGACACTGGCTTTGGCTATTGCGCTACGGGCTAAAGTTCCTACCTTGTATGTATCAGCCGACACAAACGCTCACACAATGGCTATGCGTCTGCTATCTATGATTACCAGCAAGTCCCAATCTGATTCTGAGATTATGCTCAATGAAGATATTGAAGGTAGTCGTAAAACAATTAATGATTCCTCGGGGCATATCTTCTGGTCGTTTGAGTCAGCACCAACGTTGGCAGATCTCGATCAAGAGGTAGAAGCATTCGAGGAATTGTGGGGCTGTTCGCCGACTCTCATAGTTGTTGATAACCTTATGGATATCTCCAATGATGGGGGAGAAGAGTTTGCGAACATGCGTTCCACAATCAAAGAGTTGAAATATCTCGCAAGAGATACCAACGCTGCGGTATTGATACTGCATCATACCAAAGAGTCGTATACGGGGAACCCATGCCAACCTCGCTCTGCTTTGCAGGGCATGGTGGCACAGTTGCCTGCACTTATCTGTACAGTGGGAACTAACGCACCAGGCTACATCGCTGTAGCGCCCGTTAAGAACCGCTATGGTAAGGCAGATCCAACTGGGGATACGGCTTTTTGGTTGCAGTTCAATCCCGAATTTATGGATGTCTCAGATATACCTGAACGGGTACAATGAAGCACATCAATGATTTGAAACCTGACTACTCAAGGGCTATGGATATCAGAGGTGAACCCACCACTGTATGCGTATGTGGGTGTTTCGTTTGGAATCTTAAAGTAACATTTGAAGCAGATGGTACGATAGGAATGTACTTTCTAGATATGGAGTGCGCTGACTGTGGAACACAGGCAACTGCCCCAACTGAGGAGTAAAGATGAAACTAAGAACATACGTATTCTTGATGATTTTTGTGGTCTTTGTGGGTACACTGCCCCACACTGTGGGTGCTCTTACTTTACAAAACAAGATTATTCAGATTGAAGAAGAGATCGTCTACCGATGCGCTAATCCAGCACTGAAAGAGATGAAGTTAATTGCTAAAGACGTTGCTAAGATGAAGGTCATGGCACAGTACAAAAGCACAAAGCAGTGGAAGGCTCTTGATGAACTATGGTACATCGAGTCACGCTGGGATTACACAGCAGACAATCCTCGCTCTACTGCCTATGGCATACCTCAACTGCTCAAGATGGATCCAAAGACTCCATTGATAGAGCAGATTGATTTAGGATTAAAGTACATTAAGCATCGCTACGGCACACCTACCAGAGCCCTAGCCTTCCATAAGAAGCATGGGTGGTATTAGTGAGCAACGCAGCCAAGGCCAAGGGATCTAAGGCCGAAAGAGACATCGTTGATTATCTAATTGAGAACGGATTCCCATACGCCGAAAGGCGTTTAGCAGGGGCGCAAGAAGATAAGGGCGATATCGCTGGTGTCAATGGCGTATGCATAGAAGTCAAAGACCATGCAAAGATGGCTCTCTCTGGTTGGCTAGAGGAGTTGAAGGTCGAGATGGTTCATGCTAAGGCATGGACTGGTGTCGTATGGCACAAGCGCAAAGGTAAATCATCTCCTGCTGATTGGTATGCTACAATGCCTGGGTCAGTGTATTTAGAGTTACTAAAGAAGGCGATGAAAGATGATTCAAGATAAGCCAGACATAACAACAATTCTTGAGTACTACGGTGCTCAGGTTCCTACCCGTAGTGGCTGGGCTAAACTCAAGTGTCCATTCCACGATGATTCACATGCATCTGCAGCAGTACACCTCAAAGAGAATATCTTTAAGTGTCATGGTTGCCAGTACAAAGGCGATGCATATGCTATCATTATGCAAAAAGAAGGAGTTAAATTTCGTGAAGCAGTCACACTTGCAAAGAGAATCTTTGACCAGAGCGGCAAAGTTCTACCACAGCGCACTACACGAAGCGGAGGAATACCTCGCAGAACGGGGGATCTCTCTGGAGCAAGCCCAGCGGATGCGCTTGGGCGTCGTGCTAGAGCCGCTCACGGGTCATGAAGCCTATATCAATCGCTTGGCGATTCCGTATCTTACACGTTCGGGGGTGGTTGACCTTAGATTCCGTGCGATGGACCACACAGAGCCAAAATACATGGGGATTACAGGGGCAACAACGCATCTCTACAACGTGGGTGCATTCTTCAAAGCGTCCTCATATATTTCTATCTGCGAGGGTGAGATTGATACCATCACGCTTGATACTGTTTGCGGGATACCTGCGGTGGGGGTTCCTGGAGTCAACAACTGGAAGAAGCATTACACCAGACTCCTTTCGGACTTTGAGAAAGTATTTCTATTTGCTGATGGGGATAATGCTGGTGCTGAGTTTGGGAAGTCTCTTGCTAAGGAGTTACCTAACTTGACCATCGTCAACATGCCCGAGGGCGAGGATGTAAACAGCATATATCGGACAAATGGTGTAGACTATTTCAAACAAAAGATTGCGAGTGCCTAATGTTAATGCCTGATAAGAACGGCGTGTTTAGATGTGAAGATAAGTGCTCGTTTGCAACGGCAGATATCTTCGAGTTTATGGATCACTGTGGCATTGAATTTGGCTGGCAAGTACGCCTAAATAAGCGTTTTTCCTTTGATTTATATACGTTTTTGGGCCTTCTCAATGACACTGTGAACAAAGGTGATCTCGATGATGCATGGAGTATCGTGCAAGATGCAACCCTCATGATGGTCAATGCAAGTGAGGGAGACCTAGAAGAATTCGTTGAAGAGACAGTTGTTGCCTCTGAAATGAATGACATGATGAGCGACCTAGAAAGACTACTCAAGAAAGACGGAGATGAAAAAGACTAAACGGCTTAGTGTAAGAGATATGGTTCCGCATGATTATAAGTGGGAACCACCACAGAAGGTGAACAAGTATACTTTTGATGACCTTGGTCCAACCAATTTTGAGTTAGACATCTGGGAGATCAGTGATGCACTCACCAACTTGCTCATCAAAAAGCATACCGATTACGGCCCAAAGAATATCTCACAAAGTCCTGGAGGCCCACTCAATGGCCTCCGTGTTCGTATGTGGGACAAGGTGGCACGTATCAACAATCTCATTGACACTGGCAAGGATGCACAGAATGAATCTCTTGAGGATTCCTTTGCTGACTTAGCCAACTACTCAATAATCGCGCTAATGGTACTGAAAGGTAAATGGCCAGCAGAATGACAATCAAATCAAAAATCAAACGTATCTTCGGACCTTACAAAGGTAGCGAAGCAAACGGTGGACGACCAATCTATGTGATTAAGAAACGGAATAAAAATGGCAAAGTGGTTACGACTTCTAGCAATAAGGCTCGAGTTGATTATGAAAAGGCCACAGGAAAGACGCTCCCAAGAGGGACAGAAGTAAATCATAAGAACAACAAGGGCAGAGCAGGCGATGATAGACTATCTAATCTCAATACTCTTTCTAAAAGTAAGAATGTTGGTCTAGAAAACAAGCGTCGTGCTAAGAAAACAACAGCGAAAAAGACTGCTAAGAAAGCGGCGGCAAAAAAGAAATGAAAAATATAGTTTGCATATCTGATTTGCAGGTCCCGTACCACGATGTAGAAGCCACGAAGGCAGTGGCAAAGTTCATTCAGTGGTATCAACCTGAGACTGTAGTATCCTGCGGTGATGAAATGGATATGCAGACCATCTCGAAGTGGAGTAAGGGGACCGAACTAGAGTTTGAACGCTCTATTGGACGTGACCGTGATCTTACTCGTCAAGTGCTCTATGACTTAACCGTTGAGCACATGGTGCGTAGCAATCATACTGATAGATTATTTAACACAGTTGCTATGAGAGCGCCAGGATTACTTGGACTACCAGAATTACAACTAGAGAACTTTCTTGGACTCAATGAACTTGAGATTAAATACCACACAGATCCATACGAACTAGCCCCAGGCTGGCTACTCATGCATGGTGATGAAGGCAACGTACAGCCTACAGCAGGAGCCACTGCATTGGGTTTGGCGAAACGCTCAGGCATGTCCGTAGTCTGTGGTCACACGCATCGCATGGGTTTGACACATCAGACTCAAACTTATCGTGGTGGTAAGCCTAAGACTATCTGGGGTATGGAACTTGGAAACCTTATGGATTATCGTAATGCAAAATACATCAAGGCTGGGCTATTCACATGGCAACAGGGCTTTGGTATCTTGCATGTAGATGGGAAGAATGTAACCCCTCAACTTGTTCCAATCATCAACAACTCATTCACAGTGGATGGTAAAACATTCAAATGGTAATCGAAAGATACGATGGACTTGTAGGTGCAATTGCCTATGAGTTCTCTCGTAAGTACAAGATCGTTGATGCTGACGATGTACGACAAGAGTTGTGGTTGTGGTTCCTAGAGCATCCTAACAAGGTAAAGGTCTGGGAAGAATTAGATGGCAAGCAGTCTATAAAACTAATTGCCAGGTCACTGCGTAACGCTGCTAAAGACTACTGTCAGAAGCAGAAGGCACAGAT